CTACACTGGTAAAGCAGATCCTAGTGTTTACAAAGAAAAACCATTTGATCTAAAAGTATTAAAAGCAGATGTTCATATTTACATGGATTCAGATGATGAGTTACAAAAGGCAGATCAAAAGGCTGCATATTTAAAACAAGTGGTTACTTATTTAGAACAAGTTTTAAGAAGTATAAACAATAGAACATTCTTAATTAAAAACGCAATAGAATGGAAGAAGTTTACAAGTGGAGCAATCTAGTTATCCTGCTTGTATAGGCCTATCAAAGATAGGCAAGTTTGGAAGAGTTTATGAGTTGTGGAACAACATGACAAGTTGTCCTACATCATGGTACATGAGACTAATCCCTATGAGGTTTATTAAATGGGATAGAAAAGGAAGTTATATCTTTTATGGAACATCAACAAATATTCGCAACTAATATATTTTTATTAGATCATTTTATACCTATGTCAACTGAGCAAGAAAGATCAATCATGCTCAATATGAAAAACCATATTAGTGATCTATGGAAAGAAAGAGATTATGATAATAACTGGCAAACAAAGTCAGCAGATTTACATAAGAAAAAAGAGTTTGAACACTTTTCAAAATTAATCGTAAAGACAGGTAAAGATATCTGCGATACTTTAGGATATGATGTTGAAGATTTAATTATTACAGATATGTGGGCAAATGTTCTTAAACATAATGAACATCATCCTGTTCACACACATTCAAATAATTTTTTAAGTGGCACTTATTATTTACAATCAGATCAAGGTGCAAGTATAGTATTTCACGATCCTAGACCTGCAGCTGATGTAATAGTGCCAAGAAAGAAAGAAAAAAATACTTACAATTCTAGTTTATTAAGTTATGCGTCTAGAACAAATAGAGCAATATTTTTCCCTGCGTGGTTGCCACATTGGGTGCAACAAAATAAGTCTAATAATAAACGCATAAGTATAGCATGGAATATGCAAGTCAAAGGACAAGTAGGAGAACATCATGAGTTCCAATCAGCAAATTTCTGATTACATATATTATTATCCGCAAGTATTAGGCCCTGCCGCTTGTGATAATCTAATCGCACACTATAATAAAGATACTTTTATGAGGTGGAAAACCTCTACCTTTTCAACTAATACTAAAAATCTAGGAACATCTAAAGTTGAGATGAAAGAGTTTTGGATAGGTCCAAGTATGTTTGGTTATCCAACAATAAAACAAGGATTTGAAACAGCAGTAAATGATTATACTAAAGCACATAATAAAATAAAAATACAAGAATACACACATTTTAGAATCAACTGTTATGAAACAGGTGGTTTTATGAAAGAACATATAGATAATATTCATCATAGTCATGGACAAAAACAAGGCTATCCACATCTAACATCATTGATATTTTTGAATGATGATTATGAGGGTGGAGAGTTTACATTATGTGGCGAAAATCTAGACAAAGACAAAGGTTCTGCTGTTGTCTTTCCTTCAAACTTTATGTTTCCTCATGAAGTTAAAAAAGTAACTAGTGGCGTTCGCTATAGCATAATGACATGGATACTCTAATAGTTGAAAAGAAAAACGAAGTCTATATAACTGTTGATTGTGATCCAAACATTCAACGAGAGTTATCAGAGTTCTTTACATTCTATGTGCCAGGTTATAAATTTATGCCTGCGTTCCGTAATCGTATGTGGGATGGAAAGATAAGATTATATTCACAGAAAACAAAAGAAATATATTTTGGTTTATATCCATACATTAGAGCATTTGCTGAAGAACGAGATTATCAAATCGTAACTGGCAAAGATGTAGAGATAGAAAACAAAGTAAATAAAGATATTGTTACAAAATTTTCTAATAGTCTAGGTCAAAGTTTTGAAGCTAGAGATTATCAAATTGACGCAATATATCATAGTCTCAAATACAATCGAACATTATTATTAAGTCCTACTGCAAGTGGTAAATCGTTTATCATTTATGCACTCATTCGGTACTATTCTCATTTAATTAAAGATCAAGAAAACAATAGATGTTTATTGATAGTTCCCACTACATCATTAGTTGAACAAATGTATTCTGATTTCAAATCGTATGGTTGGAATGTTAAGAAATATTGTCATAGATTATATAGTGGATATTCTAATCAAACAGATAAGAAAGTTTTGATATCTACATGGCAAAGTTTATATAAGTTGCCAAAAAAATATTTTGAACAGTTTGGTGTTGTGTTTGGTGATGAAGCACATTTATTTAAATCTAAATCACTTACAGAAATTATGACTAAACTTTTAGATTGTAAATATCGTGTTGGTCTTACAGGAACTTTAGATGGTGCTCAAACACATAAATTAGTGTTAGAGGGTTTGTTTGGCTCTGTAAATAAAGTTACATCTACAAGAAAACTAATGGACAAAAAACAATTATCTAATCTTACTGTGAGATGTCTGATACTAAAACATACACAAGAAAATAGTAAAATAGTTGCAAATGGTAAATATCAAGATGAGATAGATTATCTAGTGAGTAGTAAATCAAGACAAAATTTTATTCGTAACTTATCTTTAAAATTAGAGGGCAATACACTAGTCTTATTTCAATTAGTAGAAAAACATGGTAAAAATTTATATGAAATAATAAAAGAAAAGGCTGATGATGACCGAAAAGTTTTTTATATTTTTGGTGGTGTTGAAGCAGATGAAAGAGAAACTATTAGAGGTATCGTAGAGAAAGAAAAAAATGCTATTATCGTTGCAAGTTATGGCACATTTTCTACTGGTGTTAATATTAAAAATTTACATAACATAGTATTTGCAAGTCCATCTAAAAGTAGAATACGAAACTTACAAAGTATTGGTCGTGGTTTAAGATTAGGCGATAATAAAGTTGACGCTACCTTATATGATATTGCTGATGACTTAACATACAAATCAAAAGAAAACTTTACACTTAAACATTTTCAAGAAAGGATAAATATCTATACTGAGGAAGAGTTTGACTACGAAATGCACAATATCGACTTGAAAGAATAGATAAATATTAGTATGGAAAAAGAAGAAAAGAAAGCACCAAACGATTTAACTGATTATCGTATAGTAAAACTCATTGATGGTAGCACAATAGTTGGTAGTATTTCATTAGATAAAGATTTTCTAAGAATACAAAATCCATTACAATTAATTACAACTCCAAGAATGACTGAGTTTGGTGTCAAAGACGACAACACTTTAGCACCGTGGGTGCCTTTCAGCACAGATAAATTATATGTAATTCCAAAAGATAAAATAGTTGTGATATCAAGAGCCGCAAAAGAATTGGCAAATTATTATGAAGTGATATTAAGAAAACTACAAACTACTAGAATTAAAACTGCTTATTCTGAAGAAGAAATAAAAAAGATAATGGAAATAGCAGATGAAATAGATAAAAGAATAAGTGAGAAAGAAGATGAAGAAGGTGAATATTATCCAGAAGAAACTAAAGTTACTTTACACTAGCTATAGCTCTATCCCCCAGCGCCTACATGGCGATTATACACAAATTCCTAGGATTGTCAAGCACGCCAAAAAAAATAGTTGAAAGGCTTGCGTTTTAACACAAAATATAGTATAATAAGTTTATGAAAAAAGCAAAAGAAAAACCTCATTATGTAGATAATAAAAAGTTTCTTGAAGCGATGATAGAGTACCGAGATAGGTGCGAGAAAGCAAAAAATAGAAATAGAAAAAAACCAGAAGTTACAAACTATATTGGTGAGTGTTTTCTAAAGATTGCAAATCATTTATCTTACAGACCAAACTTTATTAATTACACATTTAGAGACGATATGATTAGTGATGGTATTGAGAATTGTTTACAGTATATGGATAATTTTAATCCAGATAAAAGTAATAATCCATTTGCATATTTTACACAAATAATATATTACGCATTTATAAGAAGAATACAGAAAGAGAAAAAACAAATACAAATTAAATCTAAATTAATTGCTAATACAGGTGTTGAAAATATGATGGATCAATTACAAGGAGATGACGCACAATATCAAAGCCAATTGTTAGATTTTTTACAGAGAAATTTAAAAGAAGAAGAACCGACTAAAAAATAATATGAAAATAGCATTGTTAAACGATACCCATTTCGGGGCTCGTAACGATAGTAATATATTTGATGAATACTTTTATAAGTTTTATGATAATATATTTTTCCCATATCTAAAAGAGCATAATATAAAAACACTTATACATTTAGGTGATGTTGTAGATAGAAGAAAATATATTAATTATAGAATCGCTCATAATTTTAGACATAAGTTTATGCAGAGATTATGGCAAGATAAAATAGATACTCATATACTGATAGGTAATCATGATATTTATTATCGTAATACAAATAAAGTAAATGCTGTTCAAGAACTATGTACAGCACCTGATGGTATCAATGAACCATTTATCTATGAAGAACCTAAAGTTGTAAACTTTGATGGTTTAAATATTTTGATGATGCCTTGGATGAATCCAGAGAATGAAAAACAATGTCTAGAAATGTTAAACACAGCACCTGCTGAAATCTGTATGGGTCATTTTGATCTAAATGGTTTTAGAATGTTAGATAAAATGGTGCAAACACACGGTTATGATAAATCTATTGTATCAAGATTTGAAAAAGTTTTTAGTGGTCATTTTCATCATAAGAGTGATGATGGTCAAGTGTTTTACTTAGGCAGTCAATATGAAATGACATGGTCAGACTATGCAAACAAAAAAGGCTTTCACATCTTTGATACCGAAACAAGAGAGTTAGAGTTTATAGAGAATCCATATACAATATTTTTAAGATTAAATTATCATGATGATGTTATAGATTACGATAAGATTGATATCAATGAATACGATCAAAAGTTTGTAAAGTTAGTTGTTACGACAAAAAAGAATAATCAAATGTTTGATAGACTACTTGATAAATTATATAACAAAATTAATGTTCATGAACTAAAAATATTAGAAGATTATTCTGATCTAAATCAAGCAAATGTAAGTGATGATATAGTTGAAGGCTCTGAAGATACGATAACACTAGTCAATAATTATGTAGATCAATTGCCAGTAGATTTAGATAAAGATAGATTAAAACTTATGATTAAAGAAATGTATATAGTGGCACAAGATAGTGATATAAAAGATGATAACATTTAAAAAAGTAAGATATAAAAACTTTCTATCTACCGGTCAACAGTTTATAGAAATAGATTTAGCAAATCATAAGACCACACTAGTTGTAGGTGAAAATGGTGCAGGTAAATCTACTATGTTAGACGCACTATGTTTTGGTTTATTTCAAAGACCATTTCGTAATATTAAGAAAGATCAATTAATTAATTCGATCAATGAAAAAGAATGTATTGTAGAAGTT